TAGTCCGTGAGGATCAAATCCAGGAAAGTTGTTCTGGTTATAAGGAGGATTACGACGATTTGCATCAGTTACTTTAACAGGATCGACAAACAGTTGTTCGTCATGGCTGGATGGTAAACCGCCTTGTAAATCAAATGGACTAGGACGAACACGATACACTTCTTTTCCTTGTGTGTTATTTTCGCGTTGTAAAAATAAAACAGGACAAGAAGAACCAGATTTGCGTTGTTCCTCTACATAGGAAATGTATTCATCTAAATTATTAAAGATAATTGGATTGATGCCAGCTTTTTTGGGTAAACTATCGTTATGAAGCAATAATTTATCGCCTTGTTGTATTAATAAATTAGGACACTGCGTTAATGGTTCGTGTATGATTAAGTCATTAGATTTCTTTGTGTTCAATATAACGACAACGCCTAATAAAAATATAATGAGTAGAAATACGATGAAAAACAATCTTACTTTAGTCATTTGGTGTAGAATATATATATTATAGAGTGAAAAAATATACAAAGTGTATATATGTCTAAATCGAACAAGAAAACAGATCCAGTATTAGTATTTATTTATGCGAATTGGTGTCCCCATTGTCAAACTATGATACCGCATTGGGACAACGCAAAAACAGATTTGGAAAATAAAATACATATTCATGAAATAGAAGATGCAATGTTAAAAACTCCGATGCTTAATAATCCAGAACAACGATTTTTAAAGGACAATAATATTGAATTACAAGGGTTTCCTACTTTGATTCTACATAAAGATGGCATTAATCATCAATATGGTGGTGCTCAAGAATGTAATGCTATTGTAAATTGGGTTAACGGACTATTGGTAAATAAAGGAGGATATAAATTAAAATCCATTATGAAGTCAAAAAGCAAAAGTAAAACAAAGAGAAAAAGTAAGAGTAAAAGTAAAACAAAGAGAAAAAAATCAGTTCGGTTTAGCAAACAAACCCGTTCAATTAAACAAACCGCCTAAAGGATGTAAAAATTGATATAGACACAGTAAACTATATATAATTATCTAAACTCTTTAGTTAATTATGAAAACAAAAGTGGTCAAGAAGAAGGTAAAACAGCTAACGTATTCGTTTCGTTTATTTGATTACAACGTGTATGATAACGGACAATACGAAGATAGTGCGTTTTGTATTCGTATGTTTGGTGTAAATGAAAAAGGAGAAACATTGTGTGCATATGTAAATGACTACAAACCGTTCTTTTATGTAAAAATTAAAGATGACTGGACGAAAACCACCGTGGACATGTGGATCTCTGAATTTGTTAAAAAAAGTATGAAGGGACTAGAAGAACATTTATTGTCCTATGAGATTGTTCATCGAAAGCAATTATATGGGTTCACTGGTGGAAAACCATTCAAATTTCTTAGACTAGAATTTGAGACAATGAATGCGTTTAACAAAGTGAAGAATCTATGGTATGAATATGTTCCAGTAAAAAAAGACGACCCTGATGGTGAAAAGCGTAAGCAACAAAAAAATGTAGAATTCAAAAACTACGAATTAGAAATATACGAGTCTAACATCCCTCCTTTGTTGCGATACTTTCATGTTAATAAAATAAGTCCTACTGGATGGATAGAATTTGATGCAAATAAAGTGATGATTACCGGAAACCAAGAAAAAACGTCTACTTGTACTTTGGAATGTGTGTTGTCTTATAAAGTAATTAAACCGACCCCTACAAAAGAAACTTTAGTTCCTTATAAAATATGTAGTTTTGATATTGAGGCTAGTAGTAGTCATGGTGATTTTCCATTACCTAAGAAAACCTACAAACGTCTTGCTACGAACATAACGGATGTATTTCTGGCGCAGCGAAAAACAAACATCAAAGAAGAACACGCAAAAACAATGTTTCAGAAATGTGTATTGAAATCTTTTGGTTACATCAAATATGGAGAAGAAATAGACGTGGTTTATCCTAAAAAAATGCCAGCACGTCAAGAATTAGAAGATTACATAGAAAGCATGTTGAATAATCCGTTAGAATCCTTTCTGAACAAAACCAATCCAATGATAGAACATTTATTGGGTATTGATAGCACCTTTGAGCAAGCATATCAATTGGTGAAAGAGAGTGATTCTTCTGGAGGATTGGCAGAAGCCGAACCTACACAAGTATCTATGGAAATAAATGACGACAACAAGCCTTATAATTTCTTAGGAAGACGAAAAAAGGTGAAAGTATCAAAGAAGCGCAAGTTGATTGATTTCTTGTTAGATGAGAAATACACTCGTCAAGAAACATTGGATACACTGAACGAAGTATTGTCCAAAACTTTGCCGAGTTTGGAAGGAGATAAGGTTACTTTTATAGGATCCACATTTATGCATTATGGCGAAAAAGAGAGTTATTATCAAAATTGTTTGGTGGTAGGAGATTGCGACCCTGTTGCTAATTGTGACATTCAGTGTTTAGATACAGAAAAAGAGTTATTGTTAGCTTGGACGGATTTGATTCAAAAGGAAAATCCCGACATTGTTATTGGATACAATATATTTGGTTTTGATTATGAGTTCATGTTCAGACGCGCCCAGGAAAACAAATGTGAACGCGACTTCTTGCGATGTTCCCGAATTAGTGACCATATTTCTTCCAAAGATACAAGTCATTATGACAAATCCTTTGATATTGTCAATACTAAGATCCAAATTGCAAGTGGTGAATACGATTTGCGATATTACAACATGTTAGGACGCCTTCAAATTGACATGTATACGTATTTCCGTAGAGACTACAATTTATCTTCTTATAAATTGGATGATGTAGCAGGTCAATTTATTAGTGACAGTATAAAGCATACAGAAACCGGTTATGATGAAGAAACCCCTATTACCAAGTTGTATAGCAATAATTTAATGGGACTTAATGTGGATGACTTTATTCATATTGAAATGAGTAGCTTTACCACAGACTATTACAATGATGGAGAGAAATTCGTCGTAAGGGAAATTGAGAAGAACATAGAAAAGGATGGAAAAAAATTCAACGTCATTGTTATTAAAGGACACCATACATTGGACAAAACTAAGAAACTAAAATGGGGAATGGCCAAGGATGATTTGACACCGCAAGACATTTTCAAATTGTCTAATGGAAGTCCCAAAGACAAGGCAATTGTTGCCAAATACTGTGTTCAGGATTGTAACTTGGTTCATCATTTGATGAATAAAATCGATGTCATTACTGGATATACAGAGATGTCAAATATTTGTAGTGTTCCAATTAGTTTCCTTATCTTTCGTGGGCAAGGTATTAAACTGACCAGTTTCGTTGCTAAAAAATGTAGAGAGAAAGATACATTAATGCCAGATTTGGAAAAACCTCGTCGTGAAGAAGGATATGAAGGTGCAATTGTTCTTCCTCCCAAATGTTCTATTTATATGGACAATCCAGTTGCTTGTGTGGATTATTCTTCTCTATATCCATCGTCAATGATCAGTCAGAATTATTCCCACGATAGTAAAGTATGGTCACTAGAATATGACTTGGAAGGGAATCTACTTCCTGAGAAAACCCAAGGAACGCGTGATGCCAATGGTAAGTTCATTTATGACAATCTACCGGAATATGAGTATATTGATATTGATTTCGATACCTATGAATACAGAACTAAACCAGGAGCAGCAGGTGCGAAAGAAAAAGTAAAGGTTGGGCGGAAGAAATGTCGTTGGGCTCAGTTACCAGACAATCAATTATCTATTATGCCTGCTATTCTAACGGAGTTGTTAAAAGCCCGTAAAGATACACGAAAGCGAATTAAAACAGAAAGCGATCCATTTATGCAAAATATCTTGGATAAACGACAGCTAGGATATAAGGTGACAGCGAATTCTTTATATGGACAATGTGGCGCAAGGACCTCTACCTTTTATGAACAAGATGTTGCTGCATCTACCACAGCTACTGGGCGAATGATGATTATTTATGCTAAACGAATGATTGAGGAAGTCTACGGAAATCGGTTAATTACTACTACCAATCATGGTGTGGTTCGTAGTAAAGCGGAGTATGTGTATGGAGATACAGATTCGGTGTTCTTCACATTTAACTTAGAAAACCCTGAAACAGGAGAAAAAATAAGAGGACAACCTGCATTGGAAATAACTATTGAACTGGCTCAAGAAGTAGGTGCAATTTCATCACAATTCTTGAAACCACCAATGGATTTGGAATATGAAAAAACATTTATGCCATTCATGTTGCTGTCCAAGAAACGATATGTTGGTATGTTATATGAAGAGGACCCTAACAAAGGAAGTATGAAATTCATGGGATTGTCCTTAAAACGCCGAGATTCTTGTGACTATTTGAAGGATGTATATGGTGGCATATTGAATATATTGATGAAAGAAAATAGTATCAATGCGGCAATCCAGTATTTACAAGATTCGATGAAAGATCTTATTGATGGAAATGTGCCGATGGATAAACTAACCATTACAAAGGCATTGCGTGGAGATTATAAAAATCCGCATCAAATAGGACATAAGGTATTGGCGGACCGAATTGGTATGCGTGATCCTGGAAATAAACCAAAACCAGGAGATAGAATTAAATTTGTATTTATTGTGAATGAAAAGCGAGGCGCATTGATGGGAGACAAAATAGAATTGCCAACATATATTATAGATAACAAACTGGATATTGATTACAACCACTACATTACAAACCAGTTAATGAAACCTTTACAACAGTTGTTTGGTTTGGCGATCAAAGATATTTGGATGCTACAAAACAAGAAATCTGCAATTAAAACGTATGAAAAAGATGTATCCAAATTAGAAAAAGAATGCGGTGATGACTTGGAACTATTTATGAAGAAAAGAGAGAAGATTACCAATGCTAAAATCAAAGTGTTATTGTTTGATAGGATGTTGACGCAAATTTACAATAAACAACATAACATTCAAACGTTACAAGAATGCTTTGCCAAAAGAAAATAAATAAATATTAACATAATAAACTAATTATATAATTATTATGTTACGCACGTTGTTGTACTTATGGGCGGCATCCACATCCAATTTCCCATTTTATAGGACAACTACATTACATTGTGGACATCATAATGAATTACCTATTGAAAATGAATCGGAACAGTTAGTCGATTATTTTTTTACAAAGAATGGAGTGAATTTGCGTGGTATGGATATACGATTTAATACAACAGAAGATGTGGATCTAGATTTTTTATACATGTGTAAGTATCATCAAAAAAGCAAAGAATGGATACGTACATTGGAATCTCCAAGACAAAGTTTGTTGTATAAACTACAATTCCTACGTCATCATAATATTCTTCGTAAAGAAAATGATGTACAAGGAATGAATATATCGATTTCTGGGTTGTTAGACGACTGGGAATGGAGATTTTAATTTTGTTCATTATTGGATGTCGTTGGAAAATACATAATATAATTAATTTCGTCCACTGGATTATCAGAAACATCAGATATTACAGAATCCGAAGAATTCATCCGTCGAAGGACCACTTGTCGAGGTCTGTTTTCGTGAACTATTTGGGAATTGCTACTTGTGTCTTGTATTTCCTCGTCGTTTTCCTCTTCATTACTTGTATAATCACGTATATCATATCTACAAACAGGGCATCGGACATTACGACGAAACCAATTCATTAATGGTTCCCTTGAAAAGGTATGTCCGCAATGAATGATGCGAACCACTTGCTGTTCTGGTTGGAAATCTTCTAATGAAATAGGACATCTTGTATCATTAATGGTTCGTTGTGTTTCTTCATTGTAATTAACAACCTCTGTAGCACGTCTTATTTGTTGTCTACTTGGATGGACTAATACATCTTCATTGAGATTACGTAGTATTGCCTGAAATAGTGTATCGTTTATCAACGATGGGCGTGAGATTCTCAAATCATTATCACGTTCTACATTTAATGTATTTCTTAAGGGACTGGTAAATGTATTAGATAAATAAGGATGTAATAAACTTTGCTGGGTATTAAGTCTTGTTTCGTTGGTTTGTCTAGAAGTCTGGTTTGTTCTGGTAGTTGTGCGTGTTGATAATCCAGGAAACTGAGAAAGGTTAGTGCTAGTATTTATAGTAGGTGTATTGTTTTCGTTATGTATATTGTGAATGATTGTATTTAAAGATTGTATCATAGAAAACGTATTGGATTGATATTCGCGTATATTTGTATTGTATTCAGTAATCAATACTCGTAATGTTTGGATGATATTCAATAATATCGAATAATACTGGTCGCTTGTAAATCCATTAGGTGTAGTTAGGGCCTGAATAGTTGTATTTGTTTGAGGTTGCGGATTAGTAAATGATAAATTATAGTGAAGAGGTCCAGATGTTCTATTTGTAGTAGTCGGTGTATTTGTAGTAGTCGGTGTATTTGTAGTCAAAAATCTGTTTAATAGAGATGTTAATGACTCAATTTCATTTGCTAAGATTGTATTATTTTCACTAT